TGGCCGTCGTAGAACAGCAGGCCGTCGAGATCGCCGCCAAGATCCCGCTGATCGTCATTCGCGACGCGGAGAGTTTCGCGCTCGCCGTCGAGGATCGCGCGGAGATCAAGCGACGGCGCGCACGCATCGCGGACCTCATGGGACCGATCTGTGACGCGGCGCACAGGACGTGGAAGACGGCCGTGGCGAAACGCGAGAGCCTCGACGGGCCGTTTGCGGAAGCCGACAAGGCGTATGCCCGTGCGCAGGGCGCGTACGAGCAGGAGCAGGCGGCGATCCGGCGAGAAGCCGAGCAGGCGGCGCAGCGGGAGCGCGAACGCCTCGAACGCGCGGAGCGGGAGCGGGTCGCCGCCGAGCAGCGCCGGGTTCGCGCCGAAGAAGAAGAACGGCGATTGGCCGACGCGGCGGCGGCGGAAGCGCGGGGCGACACGGCAACCGCCGAGCGCATCGTGTCGGCGCCGATCGAGACTCCGGTCGTCGTCGCGCGGCCCGTGTTCGTGCCCGTCGCCCCGGTGGCGCCCGCCCCGGCTGCGGCCGGCGTGAGCTTTCGCGATAGCTGGTCCGCCAAGGTGACGAACCTCATGGCGCTGGTGCAAGCGGTCGCGAAAGGCGAGCAGCCGATCACGCTCATCGAAGCGAATCAGACCGCGCTGAACGGATTGGCGCGCTCGCTCAAACAGGCGATGAACGTGCCCGGCGTCGAGGCCAAGAACGAACGGATCGCCGCCCAGCGAGGCGCCTAATGCGCCCCTCCGAGATCGGGCGCGTCTGGCCGCGGGAGGATTATCGGTGAGAGTTCTGTGCCTTCATCTCGACGGGAAGATTCCTAACCTTGCGCTGATGCGTCTCGCGGCGTGGCGACGCGGGCTTGGCGATACCGTCGAGGTGCGCCGAGCCGACAACCCGCGCTTCATCGAGCCTCGCCTTGACGATCCAGCGTGGGATCAGGTCTATGCGTCGGCGATCTTTCTACGGACGCGCGCCGCCGCCGAGCGCGTCAAGGTGATCTATCCGGGCGCGGTCATCGGTGGAACCGGCTACGACATGGCGCTCACGGTGGAAGACCTCGGTTGCCCGGCCGATCAAGCGCCCGACTACACCGACTATCCCGCATGGTCGCAGTCGCTCGGGTTCACGCAACGCGGTTGCCGACTCCGCTGCGACTTCTGTGTGGTGCCGAAGAAAGAGGGCGCGGTGCGAGAGGTCGCGACGGTGTGGGACATCTGGCGCGGAGAAGGCCATCCGCGCAACCTGATCCTGCTCGATAACGATTTCTTCGGTCAACCGAGGTGGGCAGATCGCATCGCGGAGATTCTCTCGACGACGCAGATCTATCTGACCGTCAGCAGCGGCCCGCAGGACGCCGCCGCCGCCTCGCTGCCGTCCTTCATTCTACGACGCGACTCTGAGACGCCACCGCTACCGATTGTTGAGTCAACGGAGGCATCTCATAGCTAGCCGTCAGATCGGCCATTTCTCGCAGCGCCATCCGGCGTCCCAGAACATCCAAAGAGGGATTGGATCACAGCGCCCCTCTGACGACGCGGGATTTCTCATGACCGACTCTCGGCTTCGCCCCCTGTCCAAGAGTGTGTGTCGGTGACGCGCGGGTTCATGCACGAGGCCGGGAGCAAGTCGACTGGCTCGTGTGAGTGGTACACGCCGCCCTCGCTCTTCAAGGCGCTGGCGCTCACGTTCGATCTCGATCCGTGTATGCCCGTGGGCGGGCTCCCGTGGGTGCCTGCCGCGAAGTCCTATGACTGGACGGACGACGGCTTGTCGCAGCCGTGGACGGGGCGTGTGTGGCTGAATCCGCCCTATGGCCCGCACACGCCGAAGTGGTTGGGCCGCTTCCTGCACCACGGCGACGGGGTGGCGCTGGTGTTCGCGCGGACGTCAACGCGATGGGCGCAGACGACGTTGCGCGGGGCCGATGCCGTGCCCTTCCTCGACGGCCGCGTATCGTTCATCGCGAGCGATGGCCGGAAGAGCGGTGCGTCCGGCGCTGACTCGATGCTGGTCGCGCGTGGCGCGGAGAGCGTCAAGGCCCTACTCGCCAGCGGGCTCGGCGTGGTCATGACCACCCCATGATCCCCTGCGTCGCCCCATTCATCTGGTTCGGCGGGAAGCGCCGCGTGGCGCCGCTTGTGTGGGACGCGCTTGGCGACGTGGACAACTACGTCGAGCCGTTTCTCGGGAGCGCGGCGGTCCTGCTGGCGAGGCCCGCGCGGCATCGGCGCGTGGCTGAGACCGTGAACGACGCGGATCATTTTCTCGCGAATTTCTGGCGCGCATTGGCGGCGGCCCCGGAGGCCGTCGCGCGCTGGGCGGACTGGCCGGTGAACGAAGACGATCTCTTTGCTCGGCATCTCTGGCTCGTGAACGACGGGCGGGTGAGGCTCGCGGCGGGCATCGAGCGCGACCCTGAGTGGTACGACCCCCAGGTGGCGGGCTGGTGGGTCTGGGGCTTGAATTCGTGGATCGGGTCCGGGTGGTGCGCCGGGACCGGGCCGTGGACTCACGAGACCGTCGAAGACGGCGGCAAGCGCCCGCACCTCGGCACCGCGGGGCAGGGGATCAACCGCCAGCTCCCGCACCTCGGCGACGCGGGGCAGGGGATCAACCGCAAGCGCCCGCACCTCGGCGACGCGGGGCAGGGGATCAACCGCCAGCTCCCGCACCTCGGCGACGCGTGGCGGGGCGACAGCGTGCTGCCGGTGAACAAGGGCCTTATCGAGTATTTCGGCCGGCTCGCCACGCGTCTCCGGGGCGTGCGCGTCTGCTCCGGCGACTGGTCCCGTGTCGTGACGGACGGCGCATTGGCCTACGGCGCGAGCGTGGGCGTGTTCCTCGATCCGCCCTACCGCGCCGATGTCAGGACCGCGGATCTTTATGCGACCGACCATGCAGACCTCTCGACGGCTTGCCGTGAGTGGGCGCTGGCGCACGGCGAGGACCGACGCCTCCGTATCGTCCTCGCGGGCTACGAACCTGAGCACGGCGACGCGATGCGGACGGCTGGATGGCGCGTCCACGCCTACACCGCATCGGCGGCCTATCAGACCGCCGCGCAGACGAACGGGACGAGCGGCAATCAGGCGAATCGGACGCTGGAGCGGTTGTGGTTCTCGCCCGGCTGCGTCGTGCGGCAAGGCGTGCTCCTGTGATCCCCTGCGTCGCCGCCGCGACCTGTCCCGAGATGGCCCAAACTGACACCCGCAGTGCACCCCTGAGCGAACGAGGAGGATACGGATGAGCGATTCAAAATGGGAACGACGGGCCGACGTCGAGACGGTAGTCGAGCATTGCGTCCAGCGGTGGCACGGCCATCTCTCGACGGCGAATATCGTGGCGCTGGCGCGGCCGAAGCCGGGCAAGAAAGCGGGGCGCGAGGTCTGGGCGACGATCAAGATCGCGTCGCCGAAGGAGCAGATCCTTTATTCCGACGACGGCGAGGGGATCGACTACGTGCTCGTCGTCGCCAAGTCAGTGTGGTCGCGTCTGCCGAATGAGACGCGGATCGCCCTCGTCGATCACGAGCTGTGTCACGCCTCGGGCTTCGATTTCGAGTCTGAGAAGTGGACGATCCGCGGTCACGACATCGAGGAATTCGGGAAGGTGATTGAGCGCCACGGGCCGTGGACCGAGACCGTGCGCGCGTTCATGGAGACCGCGCAGCGTATTCCGCTGCCGCAGATGACGCTCGACGAGCTGGCGAAGGCATGAACCTCGGCCTCCGCGCCTTCGCCCACGGCTTCGCCCGCTGCTACGCCCTCGTGCCGGATCGGGAGACGGAGGAGGAGCGGCACGAACGGTTGCGGCATGGGCTGCCGTCGCGGCATGGGGCGCTGGTGACGACGCTGGACCGAGAGCGCGGGGAGGCGGTGGGGGCGTGATGCGATCCCGCGCTCAGATTCTCCGGTCGGCGAACGAATGGATCGTCGGGGATCATGTCGGGCTCAGCTCGAAAACTATCTGGGCTGTGATGATGGGAGTGCCTTGCCGCCATCCGAGCCCGCCCGGCGATGACGACGACCGCTGGCGGTGCGCGCGTTTGCTCCGCGCGGTTCCAGAGTGGCGAGAGCGTCTCGACGAAGTAGTGGCCGCCTATCCACATAGCGACTGGATACTGTCCATCGACCGCCTGAAAGACGACGCGTGGTGCGCGTCGCTGCTCGTGGCGCGTATCGGCCAGGAACATATTCCCGAATGAACGTGACGCCAGCCGAGTATGCCCAATTGCAGGCGCGGGCGCAGTCGCCCGTCCTTGAAGGCTGGCGAGACGGCGCGCTTACCGTCTTCGTCCCTGGCAAGCCGACGCACTATAAGGGCAAGGGCCATCGCTACACAGTGGCGAAGCACACGAAGGACTGGAGGGAACGGGTGGGCTCGCGGCTGCTGGCGCGCATGAGTGAAGCGGGGCCTCGGCGCCGACCTTCGTGGCCGTGGTCTGACACTCAGCCCAAGCGCGTCTCATTTATCGTCATCTCGCGTAACGCGTTCGATGCCGACAACCTGGAACTCGTGTGCTCGCCGTGCCGTGATGCGCTGAAAGACATGGCCTTGATCCAAGATGATCGCACGAGCGCGGGCCATGAATTCACGTACCAGAACATGACGACGCGCAAGGTCGGCGCCGTCCTCGGGATTTCCATCCGCGTCGAACTGAGAAAGGACTGAGGGGGGCACCGACATGGCACTACCAAGGCTGATCGCGGTGCGAGAGGACAAGGACAAGAACGACGGCACCACGTTTCTCTGCGCGTTCAGAGGCGGCGCGGCCGAGGCGATGGAGGGGCAAGACGGCGCCGAGACGGTCGGGATCTACAAGCTCGTGTCCAAGCGACGGTTGATTCGCGTGATCCAAGAGGTGCGCTGACATGCCCGTCACCCTGAAAGACCTGTGCGCATCCGAGCTGCTCGTCCGTCGCGCGCGGCGACATGCCCTGACGATCGAGACGAAGTTCAAGGACGCGCTGGCAGCGATCGCGCTTGAAGTCGAGCGCCACTCCGCCCTCGTGGAGCGGTATCGGACGGGCGAGGAGGCGTGAGCAAGGCGAGCGCGTGGCTGGCGCGCGGGGCGCCGAGCGTGGATCGCCCAGCGCATACCATCGTGTATGGGAAGGCCCGCGCTCGCGCTATCGTAAGGCGCGCTGGGTCACGCCGAGTCCTTGGCGTCAACATCCTCACTGGCGATCATCGGCGGCTCTATATGACTCCGGGCCAGTTGCTCGCGTTCGGTCACTGGATTCTCGACACGTTCGGTGAGCCCGCGTGAGTTTTCTCCAGTTCATCGGCGAGCAGCTCTTGCGCGCGTGCCGCGCCGCGTGACCGCGCGCACGCTGCTCCGCGAGTTCCAAGCCGGCCGCTCCGTCCTCGGGCTGGCGCGCAAGTACGGGATGACGATGCGGCGCGTGGAGGCACGGCTACGGAGCGTGGCGACGTGGCGAGGGGCGCGGTGAGCTTCATCATCGCCTGCGGCTGCCATGTCGCGTGGCTCGCGTGCAGCGAGTGTCACTACTGCTTGTTCTGCTGCCTCTGTGGGCCGATGCAGACCGTGGAGCGCGTCGGCATTCCGTTGCGGCATATCCACGGTGTGGATAGCTGGAAGCCGGGAGCGATGAACGCGTGAGCGCGCCGAGTCCTTACTACGACGAGGACGGCATCACGCTGTACTGCGGGGATTGCCGGGAAGTTATGCCGCTGCTCGACCATGCGGAGATGGGGCTGCTAACCGATCCATCATACGGGCTTGTTGGTAAGTGGTCCGGGGGGACGTGGTTCACGCGCGGCGTGTATCAGGGCGCTGTGCCGTGGGACATGGAAGCCCCGCACGAGATTGTCGCGGACCTCGTGAAGCGCGGCGCCCCGTCGATCATCTGGGGCGGCAACTACTTCGCGGTCCCGCCGTCGCGCTGCTGGCTCGCGTGGATGAAGACAAACGCGGTGCCGACAATGGCCGACTTCGAGATTGCGTGGACGAATCTCGACCGACCGAGCGCGGCGTTCTCTCGGCCCTGCAACGGCTGGCGGCGCGACCACCCTACAGAGAAGCCGGTTGACCTGATCCAGTGGGCGGCGGGATTCCTGCCCGACGCGATCGCGTTGGTGGATCCATTCGCCGGAAGCGGCACCACGCTTGTCGCCGCCAAGAACCTCGCCCGCCGCGCCATCGGCATCGAGATCGAGGAACGCTACTGCGAGATCGCGGTGAAGCGATTGCGTCAAGGTGTGCTCCCCTTATGACCCTCGCCCTCGCGCCTGCGAGTCTGTACGGCTACGGTTGCTGCCCGTCCTGTGGCCGATGGTTGGCGCTCACGCGAGCGGGTCGCGTGTGGGCGCACCAGACACGACGACATACGCGGTGCGCGGGGACAGGCCGTCTGCCGCAGCGGGGGCGATCCGAAATCAGGAGACGCGCATGAAGAAGAACGGTCGCACGATGATGCCGACCCGGCATGATGTTAGTCTGACCGATCCCCGCGGCGATGGATTGCGCGCGGAAGGGTGGTCGTACAAGTCGAAGGGCTCGCGTGAAGTCTTCGTGCAAATCGTCAACGCGAACGGGCATCTCGTCACGGCGCGACTGCTAATTCTCCATGCCCGCTGAGCCCAGAGGAGAGCCGCGATGAGGCACCGGCAGGTCGGCGATTGAACCGCCGCGGCGTCTATCGGAGCGTGTATAGCGTGCTCGTCGACGACCCGGATTTCCGCCGGCTGAGCTCCGCCGCGCGCCACGGGCTCCTCACGATGCGGGCCTCGAAAGAGATTGGGATCGCCTGCCTCTGGCTGCTCGAGCCCGTCACCCTCGCGAAGCGCACCGGCTATACGCTTGACGAGACCGAAGCCATCCTCGCAGAGTTATCCACATCACCATCCCCTGATGGTCCCTGGATCTACCGCGATGGCGATCTAACATGGTTACGCAACGGTTTGCGGTATGACCCCACGACAAATCTAACAAACAAGGCTCACCTCTCTGGTGTGTTGAGGGCCATTAGCTCCCTACCTCACTCCAGCCTAATTGGAAAGTTCTGTCGATATTACGGAATCAGAGGACCTCGACAGGACCTCCGAAGGACCTCGACAGGACCTCCGAAGGACCTCGACAGGACCTTGACAGGCCTTCGGATACCGAGACCGAGACCGAGACCGAAGAAGACCGAAGAAGACCGAGACCGAACGCGCGCGCGCGACCCCGAGCCCACCAGACCAGTTGCTCTCGCAACGGGATTGCAGCCCAGCTCAACAGCTCGGCCGCTTGCCGAGATCATCGACGCGGAGATGGTCATGACGCACCACCAGAGCGCGGCGGAGCGCGTGGCGGCGCTGAAGCGCGCGGAGGGGAAGGCGTGAAGATAAGGGAGGGGGTACGGGTTTAGGTTCTTCTGTGGGCCATGGCTAGGCGGGCAAGCGAAGCCGTCTATTCCCGCTAGATAATAAAGGAAATCATGGGTCCGAAACTACCTGAAAACATAAGCGTTTCCGCCTTCGCACGCCACATCGGCGTTGACGAGGCCGCGGTGCGGAAGGCGGTCAAAACCGGACGCCTGGAACGATCTGTGAGCCGGAAGGCGAATGGCCGAACGGTGATCGTAAGCCTCGCGGCGGCTCAAGCCGAGTGGGAGACGAACCGTGACCCGGCGAAGGGCGGGAAGTCCGCGCCAGGGAGCGAGACGGCTCGACGGGGCGATTTCCCAACCACCGCCGACGTTCGGCGCCGGCTCCTGACCGCGCAGGCCCGGAAAGCCGAATCCCAGGCGCGCAAGATGAGCGGTCAGCTCGTGCCCGCGGCCGGTGTCCGCCGCGAAACATTCGAGGTGATGCGCACGATCCGCGACAACCTGCAAAACATTCCCGACCGCGTCGCGCACGAGCTCGCGGCGGAAATCGACCCCGCGAAGATTCACGCCAGGCTCGAGACCGAGATCCGTCAGGCGCTCAACGCGAGCGCGGAGGCTCTGGATGCCTGACGCCGCGACCGTCGTCCGTGCCGCCGCCGTCGAGGGGATCCGGCCCGATCTGGCACTGATGGTCAGCGAGTGGGCCGATCTGTATCGTCAGCTCCCGCAGAAATCGAGCGCGGAGCCGGGGCCGTGGCGCACGGCGCGCACGCCCTACCTGCGCGAGATCATGGACTGCCTATCCGCCCGCTCCGAGGTCGATGAAGTGGCGTTCATGAAGGGGGCGCAAATTGGAGGAACCGAAGCGATCTTGAACGTCATTGGCTACGCCATTGATCACGCGCCGGGGCCGATTCTCGCCGTCCAGCCGACCGTCGACCTGGCGAAACGCTTCTCACGCCAGCGCGTTGATCCGCTCGTGGAATGGACGCCAAGACTGCGCGGCAAGGTCGCGGATGTCCGGTCGCGCGACAGCGCGAACACGATACTCGCGAAGGACTTCCTGGGCGGCATGCTCGTGCTCACGGGCGCCAATAGCGCCGTCGGGTTGCGCTCGATGCCGGCGCGCTGGCTCCTGCTCGACGAGATCGACGCCTATCCCGACGATGTCGACAACGAGGGATCGCCGATCGAGCTGGCCGAAGCGCGGCAACGGACCTTCGCGCGGCGTAAGCGAATCAAGGTCTCGACGCCGGACATCGCGGGCTATTCCAAGATCGAGGAGGCATACCTCGCGAGTGATCGCCGCCGCTATTACGTGCCGTGTCCCGACTGCGGCGAGATGCAGCCGCTCGAGTTCCCGCGTTTGACCTGGTCGAAGTTCGATCTGCCGCCATCGCGTGCCGTGTACGTCTGCCGCGCATGTGAGGTGCGCATCCAAAATCACCAGAAGACCGCGATGCTCATCGAGCGGGGATTCGGCGGCGCGGCCGAGTGGCGGCCCGAGAATCCCGACGCGTCGCCACGCGTGCGCGGCTATCACCTCTCATCGCTGTATTCGCCCGTCGGTTGGCTCTCATGGGGGGAGATTGCCGAGCGGTTTGTGCGGGATCACCGAAGTCCGGAGCGCTTCAAGGTCTTCGTCAACACGATCCTCGGCGAGACGTGGAAATCGCGCGGCGACGCGCTCGACTGGGAAATGCTCTACCGCCGGCGCGAGTCCTACTCGCTCGGGAGCGTGCCGCTGGGCGGCCTGTTCCTCACGGTCGGCGTCGACGTGCAGAAGGACCGCCTGGAGGCGGAAATCGTCGCGTGGGGACGCGGCAAGACGTCCTGGTCCGTCGATTATCTCGTGCTCCCCGGCGACACGGCGGACCTCGATCGCGGCCCATGGAAGGACCTCGACGCGCTGCTCGCGCGGACGTTCACGCACGAGGGCGGCGCCGATCTCGTGATTCGCATGCTCGCCGTTGACAGCGGTTACAACACGCAGACCGTGCATGCGTGGGCGCGCCGCTACCCGATGAGTCGCGTGATCGCGATCAAGGGCGAAGAGGGCGCGGCGGGGGGCTTGCTCATCGGCGCGCCGCGCGCGATCGACGTGACGGCGGCGGGCAAGCCGATCCGCCGCGGCTACAAGCACTGGCCGGTCTACGGCCACGTGGCGAAGAGCGAGCTGCACGGGTTCCTCACGCTCGCGATCCCGACCGATGGCGGCCCGCCGCCGCCCGGCTACTGTCACTTTCCGCAGTACGGTGAAGAGTATTTCAAGCAGCTCACCGCCGAAGAATTGGCGCCGCGCAAGAATCGCCGCGGCTACGTGCGGCTGGAATGGTCACTTCGTCCCGGCCGGCGGAATGAGGCGCTCGACTGTCGCAACTATGCACGGTCGGCCGCCGCCGTCGTCGGCCTCGACCGCTTCCGTGAATCTGATTGGCAATCGCTGGAAACCGCGCTCGGCGTCACGCCGCGCGTGTACGACGACGAGGTGCCGGAGTGAGAAGCCGCACTCAGTGTCTCGCATGGATTAGATCGCGCTCTGTGTCGATCGCTATACGCGAATATAAGCGCCTCGTTGATCGACTCCGGCCCTGCGCGCAATGCGGGAAGTGGTTCCTTGATCCGACGAAGAACGGCTCGAAGCGACGCTGCTCTCGCCGATGCACAATCCGCTGGTCGAACGCGCGGCGGGTCACATGACTCCCACGAAACTCCCATGCCCGATCTGCCTTGGTCCTCTGCCCGAGACGAGTTCTGAGCGTTATCGTCATCGCGAGAAAAAGTACTGCGGCGCACCGTGCCGCGGCATCGCCCTTCGCAGACGACGCGGACAAGATAAACGCGCGTGGTCGCCCGCATTGCTACGCGCCACGCGCGCGGTGCGGCGAGCAGTCGATGTCTAACCCCAAGAAAGTCCCCACACTATGCACCCGCTGCCGCCAGACGAAGTTCGTCAAGCCGCCGATCCCGTCGCCCTACGTCTGCCAGCGCTGTCTCGACACCCGCGCGCCCGTAGTCCCGGCGGCAACGACGAAGACCGCGACGAAGACCGCGACGAAGACCGCGACGAAGTCCCGCGACCCGTTCCTCAACGACGCCGCGCGCAAGCAGGCGCTCAACGCGGCGGGCGGGCGACCGAGATGGATCACGAAGCGGAAAGGATGGATTCGGTGAGCCGCGAAATCGTTGAGCAAGCCCCCCGCCGCGTGCTAGAGTCGCCCGCAGCAGTGCCCCCGGGCCTTTGTGCCCATGGAGCCATGGAGCCCTATGCCGGATCAGTGCAGCACGCTCGCGCCTGCCGCGCCCGTATCCCGCCCGCCCGTCCCGCCCGTCCCCGGCATTCTCGCCATGCGCTGCCCCTCCTGCCTTGCCGTGCTGCCACTCGGCATGCACGTCTGCCCGCTGGCAATTGCCTGATGCCCACGCAAGCCGACCTCGACGCGATTGACGCCGCGATCCTCCAGGCCGCGAAGAGCGGCGGCGGCAGCGTGACGTTCGGGGCGCGCGGCGTCACGTACAACCTCAAAGAACTCCGCGCCCTCCGCGCCGAGATCGCCAGCCAAGTCACCAGCACGGCCTCGGGGAGCACGACGCGGCTGGCGGCTCATCGAAAAGGCGTGTAGGTGATCCCGCTCGACGCCGAGACTGTCGCAATCGCCCGCCGCGCGGTCACGCGCTTCGACCGGCTCACGATGCCGATCGCGCCCCGCTGGACACTGAAACGTATCCGATCGCGCATCGCCGCTGATCTCCTGGCGCGGCATTACGACAGCGCATCGCACGGCCGCCGCACGTCCGGCTGGCGCCGTCCGTCGAGCGACGCGAACGCCGCTGTCCAGTCGGGCCTCCGTCCGCTCCGCGATCAAGCGCGCGACCTCGCGCGCAACAACAGCTACGCCGCCGCGATCCTCGCCACCATCGCCGACAACGTCGTCGGCTATGGCATCGTCGCCACCCCCGCGAAAAGCGCCAACGCCGCGCTACGCCAGCGTGTCCTGGCCCTCTGGGGGGCGTGGGCCGACACGACGGCCTGCGACGCCGATGGCCGGCAAGACTTCGCGGGCCTGCAGAAGCAAGTCATCCGCACGGTCGCGGAATCGGGCGAATGTCTCGTGCGTCGCCGCTGGCGCCGTCCCGAAGATGGACTCCCGATCCCGATGCAGCTGCAAGTCCTCGAGCCCGATTACCTCGACGACACGAAGAACGCGATGCTGCCGAATGGGGCGGGCCGCATCATCCAGGGCAAAGAGTTCAATCCCATTGGCCGCTGTATCGCGTACTGGCTTTATCCCGAGCATCCCGGTGCGTCGCTGACGACGGGCGGCGCGGCCTTCGGTAGTTCACAGCGCGTGCCCGCGAGCGAAATCCTGCATATCTTCCGACCCGAACGCCCCGGCCAGATCCGCGGTATATCGTGGTTCGCGCCGATCATGCTGCGCCTGAAAGATTTCGACGACTACGCCGACGCCGCGCTCATGAAGCAAAAGATCGCCGCCTGTCTGGCCGTGATTCTCACCGATCTTGACGGGAGTGCGTCGCCGCTCGGTACGCTCGATTCCGCCGATTCGCGTATCGACACGCTTGAGCCTGGCATGATCGCGAATTTCCCGGCGGGGAAGACGGCGACGATTGTCAACCCGCCGTCGATCAGCGAGCACGCCGCCTATGCGAGCTCGGTCCTCCATGAGATCGCGACCGGTGTCGGCGTGGCCTACGAAAGCATGACCGGCAACTTCGCGGAGGTGTCGTTTTCTTCGGCGCGCATGTCGCGGCTGCGGGAATGGGCCCGAGTCGAAGACTGGCGCTGGCGGCTCCTCATCCCGCAGCTCTGCGATCCGGTCTGGGCCTGGGCCATGACCGCGGCCGCGCTCGCCGCGCAGCCGATTACGAACGCGCCGACCGCCGAGTGGACTCCGACCCCGATGCCGATGATCGAGCCCGACCGCGAGGGCCTCGCCTATCAGCGGAATCTCCGCATCGGCGCGATCACGTGGCCCGAGATGGTGCGCGAACGCGGCTATATCCCCGATGCCCATCTGGCCGAGATCGCGGAGTGGAACACGCGCCTTGACGCGGCCGGGATCATTCTCGACAGCGATCCGCGCAAGACGACACAGGCGGGCCAGCCGCGCGACAGCACGAAGTCGCTCGCCCAGGCCCGCGCCGCGCTCTCCGGTAACACGCGTGCTGCCGACGCCACGCTCAAGGCGGCCGGTGAAGTCGCGGAACAGAAAGCCGCCGAGGTCGCTGAGCGCATCACGCGCTCCATCGTCAACGACGAAATGCTGCGGATCGCGCGCGAGCAGATCGGCACTCTGACGGCTTCACCGACGAACGGTCACGCGAACGGGCACACGGTCAACATCACGAACAACATCCCGCCCGCGCCATCGGCGCCTCCCGCGCCGCCCGCGCCGGACGTGCATGTCAAGACCGGCGACGTCCACGTCGCGCCTGCCGAGATCCGTTTCGACAAGGACTCGATCCACACGGAAGTCCACGCGCCTCCCGCGCCTGAGATCCACGTCGATGCGCGCACGACCGTCGAAGCGACGCGTCCCGCCGATATCCTCGTCGATGCGCGGACCACGATCGAGCCGGGTGCTGTGCGGGTCGATGTCGCGCCGCCCCCGCCCGCCGCCGTCACGGTCGAAGGGCCGACCGTGAACGTCGCGCCCGCTGAGGTCCGCATCGAGAAAGGCGCGGTGCAATCGGATACGCACCTGACCGTCGCCGATACGGTGAACGTCCCGGCCAGTCGCAAGCGCATCACGCGAGACGCCAAGGGCCGGATCACCGGGGTCGAGAGCGAGAGCGAGCCGGGCACGGTCATCACGCGCGATGCGGACGGCCGCCTGACGGGCACCGCGACGGCGGAACCCGATGCCTGACCTCACGCTCTCGGATGAGGCGGCGAGCGTCGCGGCGGATGCGGTCCTGAATCTCCTCGACGGCGGGTATCTCCGGCTGCTCGGGCGCCAGGATGGAGAGGCGGGCGAGATCATCATCGGCGAACTCCGCTTCGGGATACCGGCATTCGGCGAGGCATCCGCGGGTCGGGCCACGGCGCGCGCGATGGCGCCAAGTCGCGCCCGCGCGTCCGGGCGCTTAACGCGCTTCATCGCCTTCCGCTTCGAGCACGTCCAACGCGTCTACGACGGCACCATCGGCACACTGAACGCCGATCTCCTCACCGACGATCTCGACGTTCAGGCGGATGCGGAGCTGCTCATCACGCGCTTGACCTACACGCAGCCGCGGCGCGCGTAGCGCCGCTGAAGGAGCCCGCATGTCCGTCGTCTATGCGACCGCATTGAAGACTGCCCGCCTCGAGCAAGTGGTTGACTTCATCGACGCGGGTTCGGGTCCGGGCAAGCTCCAAATCGGCACGGCGGCCATGGCGCTCGTGCTTGCGGAGATCACGCTCGATCACAATCCGGCTGGTACGGTCGTCACCGATCTCCTGACCCTCGCCAGCTTCCCGAAATCGGATAGCAGCGCGAATGCGTCGGGCGCCGCCGCCGCCGCACGCATCCGCGACAGCGACGACAATGACGTGGTGACGGGGCTGACGGTCGGGCTCGTCGGCACCGACGTGATCCTCGACTCGCTCTCGATCACCGCAGGGCAGCAGATCACGATTACGGCTGCGACTATCCAACATGGTTAGCGCCGTCGAAACGGCGGCGCAGAAGAAGCGCGACGCGAAGAACAAGTACATGCGCGAATACTCACGACGTAACAAGGACCGAATACGGAGGCGCTATCACGAACGTCTGGCCCACGACCTGGACTTTGCCGAGCGCGAGCGTTGCCATGACCGAGCGCGGACGCGGCGTTACAGGCTGCGCCACCCAGAGCGCGCCCGAGAACTCTCGCGGGCAAGGGCCGCGACTCTGCGAAAAAACAACCCGATATCAGTACGGGCGGCCTCCCTGAAATATTGGTATGGCATCACCGCCGAACAGTTTATGGCGATATGCGAACGCCAAGGGAACGCATGCGCGATCTGCCATCAGGAGGCAAAGACGTTGAATGTCGACCATGAGCACGCGACGGGGCTCGTCCGCGGCCTCCTCTGTCGCAACTGTAACTGGCTCCTCGGCAACGCTAAAGATGACCCCGCGCGACTAGAGGCCGCAGCGCAATATCTTCGCGCGACGATTACGCATGGCTAACGCCGCACTCGGCCTCGATCCCGTCTTCCTCGCCTGTCTCCTCGGCGGCCTGCTCGGTGGCATCGCGCGCGCGGTGTCCACATGGAATCAGGACACGGTGAGCCGCCGTTCGTTGAGCGATCTGTTCGTCGGGAGCGCCCTCTCCGTATTTCTGCCCTTCATCACGAAAAAGCTTCCGCTGGCCCCGCCCGATCTCCTCGCGCAGATCACGCCCGCGCTCTGGTTTGTGGCCTCGCTGACCTTCGGCTACACGGTCGCCAGCCTCGTCACGAACTGGATCACCAACTACATCGTGCAGAAGACGAAGGGCGTCGTCGCGTGATGCTCGTTCGTGCAGTGATCCTCCGCGCGCTCCTCCTTGTCCTCCTCCTTGCCTCCTCCGCCTGGGCCAATCCCGCCCGCGTCCAAACGAAGTCGGCGAACTCGGGTCTGCTCAGTGCGACCGTCGCCGTCACGCTGACCAACAACGTCGTTGCGGGTAACATCGTCGCGGTGTGCGTGGCGGGCAACGCGACGACGTCGATCACCGGAGTCGCGGACGGTCAATCGAACGTCTACAATCTCGTCGATACGGTCTCCGCGACGGGCGAGCGGCTCCAGACGGCCTGGGCGGGGATTTCCGCGAGTGGCTCGCTCACGATCACCGCCACCTTCGCGGCCGCGGTCACGGCCTCCGCCATCGCCGTGCACGAGATCAGCGGCGCACACAACCTCGATGTCCACACGATGCAGTCGCAGGTCAATCCGGGCACGGGCGCGGACGCCGTGACCTCTGGCGCGGTGACCACGACCGTCGCCAACGCGTATGTGGTCGGGTGCACGACGAACACCGGGCTTGACGCCTACACGGCGGGCACTGGCTACACGATCCGCGAGAACAACACGACGAACATGGACCTGGTCACCGAGGACAAGATCCAGGCCACGGCCGCGAGCGTGTCCGCGACCTACACCGCCACGAATGGGCTCCTGACCTACGTCACCTCGATCATGGCCTTCCGTCCCGCGAACGCCGTGTGGATGGAGAGCGGGACGGATGCGACGCAGGGGATCGAGTTTTGGTCTTCAAAGACTGGGACCGTAGCAAGCGATTCCACGACTCCCCATACTGGCCTCAATTCTGTAAAGGCGAATGCTGGGGCGACGCTCACAAAGACCGGGATTCTCGCCGATGCAGGGACCCGCGTTAGTTTTTACTGGAATATGGCCAGTGCGGGCACGATTCAGAATATCGTGC